TGCCAGATCTGCATTTGCATCTGTAACGTCTGCTGCAAGATGGCGACTTTCTCATCCTCTTTACCAGTGCCAAGGCCAATGTTGCACATAACATCCATGCTCGAGTTCCATGATCTAGGATCAATTGGCACAAACTGGCTGTTCATGCGCATCATTTTCTCTTCGTCAGTATTCTCAATAAAGAGCTTTAGCATGAGCTTAAATAGGCGCTTCATACCGCCCTCGGCAAGATTTCGTGACATAACCTCAATCTGAGCCGCACCAGCTTGTTTTGTAATGTTTGCCGCAGTAGCGGTAGTATTCTGCAGAGCGTCTGGATCAAGGCCCATAGAAGCCCGAGAAACTCCTGTCTTGGTTTCAATGGCGTCATCCATATACTGAATGGCTGCGAGCGTCTGAGCGGCTACAAACGGCACTGAGATAGGCACAATCGCCTGTGGATTCTTCATCCTAATAATGCCGCCAATTTCGTTGTTTAGCACGTCGTCAACGTTGACCTGATTGTCCACAATGCCCATACGAGGATTGTTTGTCAGCGCAACGTTGTCTAGGACGCCCCTAAGCATCGCTGTAGCGGCATCTTGATCATCATTGATAAGATCAGATATAGAGCGTCCAAAGAATGCGTGTGGCTCAGGATCAACCTCAAACACGGCAAACGGGACTTCACTGTATGGCTCGTAATCTAGGAGCTGGTAGTCATTGCCGCCAAGCATAAACTTGTATAGCTGTGCGACGCCAGTTCCCTCGATGTCCATCTTCATGTACGCCTCGGTCACCGCGACCAGCTTCATTGATAGATCCTCGGTGGACTCTTCTTCTTCCTGCTGATATCCGCGACGCTCAAAGTCCTCTATCTCAGAGTATGTGTCGCTAGATCCGATGCCAGTAAGATTAGATACTTTTTCAAAATCAAATCCCATGTTAACGAGATCAGATACGCGCATCTCGGTACGGTGCGCCACAACGTAAAAGTCATCAATAGACTTGGCGTTGCGATCCACCATAAATTCCTCTGGCGGAACAGATTTTACTTGTAGCATCCCTTTGTCAGTTTTTCGACTAATCGTGACACTATGCTCAGGAACTTCGATTTCCATCCCCATTTGATCAATGGAGATAGACATTTCTTGGCTATGCTCAATAACATCGACATTATCCTCATTAACTATGGCTGAAAACTCTTCATCGGTTAAGTTTGTAAAAGAGTAAGTTTCAGCCTCTGTGTATTTGTCCCAGTAAACTTTTAGGACGCCAGCCTTCTTAACCATTGCGTCGTGGAACGCATCGTTCAATAAGTTGTAACCATTAAGCTCGTTAAATGCCCAGTGCATATACTGCGTCGCCTGTTGAGCAACGGCAACATCATCTTGGTTCGATGGAATGTACTCAACGGCACGATCAGTTGATAAGAACACGCGCAATAGACTTGGCTTAATTGATCGTATTGTGTCGCGTACTTTTGTTGCGACTACTTTAGATCGACCATCTTCTTCGCCAATATCTACTTCGCCATCAAAATATCTTTGCGCTTTGATCCTGTCGTCAGCAATCTCGCTCTCAATAAAGTCAACGGCATCCTGTACGGCCTGCTGTACGATGCTCTCAACTCTATCCTCATCCATGCGTTCTGGCTTCATTCTAGCAATCCTTTGATATATTCAGATCCATATTCAGATCCAACGATTGGAGCCATTGTCTCTGGGACTCTAAGTGGTGGTTTTATTATATTTTCTGCTGGAGTTCCTTTTGCGTATGTACTAAATATTTTTTGCAAGTTTCTTTCTACATCAGCTTCGCTAGATATTTTCGCCAACGCTCCTCCAGCAAACATTGCAGAAAGTTTTGGATTCATTGCAGATCCGACTCCAGCCAATGCAAACATAAGTCCATTTCCGCTTGGGGCAAGTTTCGATAATGCTCTCTTTACTCCTGATCCTCCGCCTTTTCTTATAAATTCTCTCATAATTTGTTTTTCTTCTTCACTGAAAAATCTAGATTTCTTAGGATCTGATAACAATCTTTTTACTGCTTGCAAGTATGCATTGACAGTATTGCCGCCAGATCCAGATGCTTTAGCTTGTAGATCTGCTCTATCGATTGCGGCATCGAGAGCGTTAATCTTTTGAGACTGTTTGAACATATATCTCGCATCTTTTAACTTTTGATGAGTTAAAGGCAATTGAGCAATAGTGTCATCAACTTCATTAATGATTTTTAAGATGTATCCCATCTCGTTGCCATCGCCACTAACTTTAGCCGCGTTATACTCTTTCCAAAGTTTTCTATTTAAATCCTCTAGCCCTTCAAAAGTCATAGTTGATAAGTTTCTCTTTTCAACCATTTGTAACGCTTTTGATGCTCTGTTATAAGCTTGAGGATTCCAGTCAACATCAGAATCTAAAGATTGTCTTACTCGCTTAGTTAGATTTAATGTGTCTCTTGGAGACATTAGAACTCCAGCCAAATCTGCGTCTTTATATGCTTGCTTATAAGCATTGGTAGCGGATTCAACAGTCTGCTTTCTTTCTGCCGCCATAGATTTAGCTTTTAATGCTTTTCCGGGTAGATTTAGCATTCCAGTAGTTAAATATGTAAACGGCACTGCAACAGCTGCTGTTTTAAGTCCTTCTACTGCTCTTTCTTCTAAATCGCCTTCAGCTTTACCAGCGCCATATGAAAATCCACTACCAATAACTTTGGCCAATTTTTGTGCGCCTCCCAATGGAGACATAACTGCACCAACCATTTCTGCTGTAGTTCCAGCGCCTTCGCTTTCAATGTTATATTGCTTCATTTCACTTCTAATCTGTTCTGACGGAATGCCAGTGAAAAAAGACTCTACCTCATCCATAAATGAGCCTACAAATGGCAATCCTTGAGCATAGCTTCTTACAGATTGAGTTCTGCCATATTCTGTTGGCATTGATACGCCAGATGCCCCAACGCCAAGAGCATCATCCTCAGCCGCTGGTTGCCCAGCCTCATACATTGGTTTATCTATGTTTGGAAACTTAGACTTGATAAGCGCCTTAATTTCATCTTTAGGCATTCCATCTGGAAATTTAACTTTTCTACCATCTGGCAAAGCGACAATCATTAGAATAGATCCTTTGCGTCAATTATTTCATCTTCAATCTTGGTTGATCTTCCGTCAAGATCAACTCCAGAGTATCTTTTTTGCGGAAATTCTGGAATAACAAAATCTTTTAGTGCATCTGGATTAGCATCTTTTGCCTTATTCATAGCTCTTATTGCTAATTCATACAACTCAAACAATGCTTCTTCAGCCGCCGCTTCTGACTGAGCAGAGTTTAATCTTGATATAGCTTGTGTTGCCGCTATGCCTTCTCTCTCTGTAATCTGTCCGCCGCCTTTTAATGTCTCAAATGCTTGCAAGAAAGCCTTACCTTGTATTTGCTTCAAATATTTTTCAGCATCTGTAGCTGTTGGAAGTAAAGTTGGAAGCCTTCCTTGAATATATCCAAACACATCCTCAAATCCCGGATGATTTAAAAAATCTCCAATAACTTGTACCATATCTTTAGCTACCGCAAATGATTGTGGCGCTCTCAATCTTTGCTCTGCCGTGAACTCTCCTTCAGCCTTGCCAGCGGCTTGCTCTACAGCCGCTTCCCCTATATTCTTAGGAATCCTTCCTAATTCAACTCCAGTCTTGCCGTCTATAACTGATGTGTAAGTTCCAGCATCAACATATTTTAATTCTTCTTGAGGAGAGTAACCTTCTGGCAAGTCAATAAGTTTCGGAATGCCTTTGTCTGAAACAGTAAGTAGTTTTCTGTTTCCTTCTTTGTCCACAACAACTCTGGTATTCATAGAATATCGAGGCATAAACATATCCATTGCGTCTTTAGCACTTCCGCCAGCCGCAATAAATTCAGCCGCCTTCTTGCCTTCTGGAGTTCCTTGAGACATAAACCAAGCGGCTGTTCTGTTTGCCTTTCTCAGTTCATTATTAGACTCAATTGTTTTCATCATAGCGGCATTAAGAGATTGATCAGGATCCAATCGCATTGTGTTAAAAGCCATTGCTAGATAAGGAAACAAATTTGGATTGCTCATCATGCGCTTAACAAATCCGGGGCTTTCTGCCTCTTTCTTTCTTACTTCTTCAGTAAGTTTTTTAGCATTTTCTTTTTTAGAAAATATATTATTATCTCCTGAAGGAGTAATTGTGTTAATTAAATTAAGAGGATTGCCAGAATCAACATCGCTTACATCAGTAACTAAGTCTGCACCACTAACATCTGTTGCAACTTTATTAATTACGTTTTCAGCTTCTTTATCTGATTCAGAGGCAACTCTTAATTGTTGCGCTTGCCTTGCTTGATCATCCGTGTATTGCGGCATAGCTGATGGAGCGCTTTGCGTTCCATTCGAAGAAAACGGAAATACGTTACCTTCTTGCATTGGATTGATTGCTGCCTGCTCAATAGATTGATCAGAGCTAAAATTTTGCATTGATCCATCGCTGTTTAAATTTGGATCAATATTTTTCTTTGCCATTACTTTTTTTGCAAGAGGGGCAGCCATCCTTGCAACATCGCTAATAATATTATCGCCAAAAACAGAATTAACTCGCTGAGGTTGCGGCGCAGATGGACGTTGTATTTTTAACGGAACTGGCTCTTCTATTGGGACAGATCTATAGTCTGGAACTGATGCCATATCTGTCATCATCTGACTTCCAGTCATAGCTTGATCAGGCCTTGAAGATGCGCCTAACAATCCGCCTCCTCTGGAAACTTCTGGTGGCATATACTGTTGAGTAGGAGCTGGCTGACTACCATAAAATTGTTTTTGGAACGGATTCCCCATTGGAACAGTAGTATCTATCGGCGGAGGCATCATTTGCGCTGGATTGGCAAATGGGCCACTTGGTGGCGGAGTAGATATATCAACAGTATCGCCATACGTTTGAGGCGGAATAAATGACGCCCCTTCTGGGCCTATCAGTCCTAACCGACGCAACTCATCTAAATTTAATTTACCTTTTTCCAAAGACATATTTAACTGTTCCCAAAGTTAGCCACTAGCCGCTGTTGCCGCCAATGTTAGATAATCAAATAAGCCCGGCTTTCTAGTTGCGGTAGTCGTCATTGGAGTCGGCGTTGCGCCAAGGGCTTGAGAAACATAACCAATAGATTGAGCAGGAGCGCCAGCGTAAGTACCAAATTTCTGTT